TCTTACAGATAGTTTTACAATATCAAGGCAAGTGGCTACGAATACTGCACCCAGTATTACTTCTTTTACATGTAATCCAAGCAGCCCAGGAAGTGGAGCAACTGCTACATTGGCCGCATCTGCAACAGACTCGGACGGTACTATAGCATCAATCTCTATAACACAGATAAGCGGTACTACCGTAACTCTTTCTACTCAGAGTTCGGCAGGAGTAGGTACAGCAGCAGCCTCTGCTAGTAGAACTTTTACTGCTCCAGCGTCTCCTGAGACATTAACCTTCAGAACTACTGTATCGGATAATGACTCTAGTACCACGACTTCGAATCTGAACGTAACTATACCAGTAGATACAAACCCGGGCAACTTTACTTACGCTAGCCCAACTTCTACAATTATTGCAGGAGTAACTTATACCTCTAGCGCCTGGACAATAGCAAGTATTAACGTAGATGTATCAATAAGTATAACTGGAGGAGAGTATAGTATAAATGGTGGTGCATACTCTACTACGACTTCGGCAAGTGCAGTAAGCTCTGGAGATACTGTAAGGGTGAGGGCTGTAGCGTCATCCGGATCGGCTAGAGTTGTAACTGTAAGTGTAGGAAGTGGTACAGGAACATATACAATACCTGCAGCAGGAACTAGCGGGGGAGGGGGCACTCTTCCTTTGGGAGGATCTGAACCTTACGGAGTAGAGATTTATGGGCCCTCAGGAGCAGTAGCCGTATTAAATCCCAATATAAGAGTAACATCTTTAGTATCAGCAGGTGTTGTGTCCTTATCTGCAGGTAAAAGTACTACAATTAATAATATAGCCGATGCAAGTGATGAGACAAAAACTAATCTATTTTTATTTTCAGGATTAACTTACCAAATAACTAGTACAAGAGGTACAACTTCTTTCACCATAGCAAATAATAATACTAGTGGTACTCAGGATGTACGGTATATTATAGTGAGGTATGGATAATGGCATATGGAATGCGTATAAACGGGTTCTCGAATACTCTACAAATAGATGGAGATACTCCCTATCTATCTTACGTTGCTATACAGGGGTCAGGAACCTCTATACAGCAAACTGAGGATGATGTACTATTTGTACAGTACCCCACAAGTACCGGCTCTAACGTATATTTTTACACATCATGGACCGGGGAGCAGGAGATTGGAGGAGTCACTTACTATACAAAATCGTTCTATGCAGGAGGAACAAATGTAACAGCAAACTATGTACTTTTACGACCGAGCAATTTGGCAACTCTAGACACTTCACAGACTTATGGTATTCAAATTAAAAGTTCAGATGGTAATATAGCTTTTGATTCAAGAGCATTAGCAAATACAGGATTTACTGTTACTTCCGCGTACGATACAGATACTTTTCCAGGAAACAGTGCTCCCGGAGCAGGCACACCAATAACTTTAGATTTAAATGATTACGTAAGTATGGAGCATAGCTGGGGGTCCCCGGTAAGAATCAGAATAGTAAATGCAGTTAATTATGGAGGAACCGTGTATACTGGAATTTGGCATGACTCCTATATAGATCTATTTGAGAGAATTTATTTAACTAATCTAGGACCAATTTTTGTAGGAGAAAGAATAACATGAAATACGTAGGATATATAGCTAGCACAGGACAAATAATAAGAGCTACGCTTCCAATGGGGCAAATACCAGAGGAAGGAACTGTTACACCAGAAGGTCTAACAGTTAAATATATAGAGAGCACAAACGGCCTTACCTTAGGTGATTTTATAACTCATAAGTACTATAACTCCGAACTTGAGGCCTTCGCCTCAAAAGGAGAGAGACCAAATGTGTGTTCAACTTGGAATGGGTCAAGTTGGGACGTTAATTATCCACAGTATTTAGATTATATTCGAGAGCAGAGAAACGCAAGATTAATTCGATCTGACTGGACACAAATACCAGACGCTCCACTAACGGAAGAGCAGAAAGCAGAAGCTTTAATATATCGACAGGCCCTGAGAGATATGGTAGGCGTAATGGCGGCAGACCCAGACAATTATCAAAGAGAGGAAGATATACCATGGCCGATCAAGCCCAATTACATTTAGAAAAATTTCTAGAAATGTACCCAAATATTCCAGATCCAAAGCACCATCCTAAGGTATGGGCGTACTATGTTAAGTTATATAAATACCAGGTCAAAAAAAGTTCTTGACTTTTAACAACTCCTCTACTATAATAGCAGAATGACTAAAGAAGTAACTACAATATCTCCGGAAGGACTTGAAATTGCAAACTGTTATTTGCAGTACGGCAATATTCGTGCTGTGTGTGACTATATGTGCGTTCCAGAGCATGCGGTTGTAGATACTTTAAATAAACGAGAAGTAAAAAAGTATATTGATACTGTGTATTTAGACATGGGATATCGCAATAAGAATAATATTGCAAGTGTGCTTGACGAAATGATTCAAAGTAAGCTAGAAGAGGCTCAGGAAACTGGAGTATTTTCTAATAAAGATCTTGCAGATCTACTACAAATGGCTCATAAGATGAGAATGGACGAAATTAAAGCTCAAGCTGAGTTAATAAAAGCAGAAAGCACTAATATTCGTAATCAAACTAATGTTCAAATTAATGAGTCTGGGCTGCCTTTTGGGCAAGGTAACTACGGGAAGCTAATGGAAAAGCTCCTGAATAGTGGAGAATAATATGATCTACAAGATACGCAATAGTTGGTATAATAAAGATGAAGTTACGGGAAAGATTTCTCGATATAAAACGGAAGCAGAAGCAATTGCTACCTCAATGGGAACAACTCCTAAGCCAGAACTCAAATCTGAGCCCATAGTAGAAGAAACTTTCGAATTGGATGAAGACTTATTCGACGAAGAATAAAGCCAACGAAAGTTGTATATAAGTTGCTATCATGGACGCAGATAATTTTGAGGAATTATTTAAAAAACACTTACAGACAGATAACCACAGACTCAATCGAATCGAAGAGAAGATTGATAAATTGGCAGAGTTTGTTGTGCAACTCGCACGAGTAGAAGAAAAACTTGAAGGACTAGAAAACTCTCGTGATAAGATGGGTGAAAGGCTTGGACAGTTAGAAACAAAACAGATTATGACAGAAAACTCGTTAGGCAATCATGAAAAAATTCTTGCAAGCCTTACAAGATTGTTTTGGGCTGTTATAACCACAGCGGCGTCCGGTATTGCTGGTAGCCTATTCTTCTTAAGATAATGGCCGCACGAAAACGAAAATCAGCAAAAAAACGCCCTGTACCTACGAACAAGAAATTGTATTCGAGAGTGAAAGCGGAAGCGAAGAGGAAGTTCAAAGTTTACCCGTCAGCATACGCAAATGGATGGCTAGTAAAGACGTATAAAGCCAGGGGCGGTAGATACCGCATGGGGAGTAAATAATGCCAGCAGGAAAAGGAACCTACGGTAAAAAGAGAGGACGACCAGCGAAGAAAAATGGAAAAAAGAAAAAGTCTATGGGACTAACTGCGAAGCAGAAAAAGTTACCAAAAGCTCTTCAGATGGCTATTCTTCGAAAGAAGCGAAAAGGTAAAAAGTAGTGGCAAAGCCAAAAGGTGGCCTTACAAAATGGTTTAAAGAAAAATGGGTAGATATTTCTCGCCCAAAAAAAGGTGGGGGCTATAAGCCGTGTGGCCGTAAAACTTCCAAAAAAGGAAAATACCCTAAATGCGTACCTGCAGCAAAAGCTGCTCGCATGACTCCAGCTCAACGTAAGTCTGCTATTAGTCGCAAGAGAGCAGCAGGAAATCCTGGAGGTAAGCCGAGGAATGTTTCTACTTTTCCTCGCAAGAGACAACGACGTGCCCGTAAGAAAGGTTAAAGGCGGATATAAGTGGGGTAAGTCTGGAAAAACTTACCAAACGAAGAAAGAAGCTGAAAAACAGGCTCGAGCTATCTACGCAGGTGGATACAAGAAGAAGAAACGTGGCAGCAAAAAGAAAAAGCGTTAAGAAAAAAGATTCAAGACTCAAGCGTGCAGGCGTATCTGGCTATAATAAGCCAAAGCGTACTCCAAGTCATCCAAAAAAGTCGCATATTGTTGTGGCAAAGGTAGGCAGCAAAGTAAAAACTATTAGATTCGGACAGCAAGGCGCAAAAACTGCAGGAAAACCAAAAGCGGGCGAGTCTGAAGCAATGAAAAAGAAGAGAGCATCCTTTAAAGCCCGTCATGCAAAGAACATTTCAAAGGGTAAGATGTCGGCAGCTTATTGGGCCGACAAAGTAAAATGGTAGTCTTATGTCTGAAGGCTACCAAATAAATGAAAACTCTTCAATAACTATTCCTATTCGGAATCTGTTAGCAATGATATGCGCAACAGCAGTACTAGTAATGGGATATTTTGAAGTAACAAATAGAATTTCTGTACTCGAACGAGAGAATATGCTAGTCAAACAAGAGATGACTCTAAACTCTGAGTTTCGAGTAAAATGGCCTAGAGGGGAATTAGGAGCTCTTCCTGATGATATGATGCAGAACGCTCGGCTAATGACTGTCGACCAAAAGCTGACTGAAATCGAGTATATTAAAGGCCAAATACAGGATATTAAAATTGACCTTATATCTGAAGCGGGCACTAATGGAACTCAAAACGAAAAACTAGAAACTTTGTTTGAGATTTGGAACAACCAGTTACTTGAAGCTCCCGGAGACCTTTAAATGCACATACCAATAATTTCAGGAATAGGGCAAGGTGATAGAGTTACTGTAAAGAAAGGTGACACTACTATCACTAAGGATAAATAATATGGAATATAT